AGATGTGGCGACCGCAGGAAGGTGAGGAGACCACAATACGTTTGCTCTCATTTTCTGATAATGATGGTCAGCCCTTCAAGGAGCGGTGGTTCTACTACAATATTGGAAACAACCCGGGTCTTTTGGCGCCGTATCAGTTCGGTCAGCCGGATCCAATTCAGGAGCTCATCAATAAGCTTCGGGATGACTCCTCTAAGGAGTCGTACGAGCTTGCAAAGAAGCTCTATCCCAAGATGAGAAGCTACGCTCCCGTCGTTGTTCGAGGTGAGGAGGACAAGGGTGTAAGGCTTTGGTCTTTTGGCAAGACGGTATATCAGAATATTCTGAATATCATGCTTGACGAGGATTACGGAGACATTACGGATCCAACCGAGGGTCGAGATGTCAAGGTTGTTTGCACCAAGCCGCCCGGGCGTATGTGGGCAACCACTACTGTTCGTCCACGTGGAAAGGCCACACCGCTGTCTGAGAATGCTAAGCAGTCCCAGGAGTGGATGGACAACCCACCTGATCTGGATGATCTTTATAGTTGCAAGACTTATGAAGAGCTGGAGAAGATTGTCAACGATTGGTTGGATGGTGACGATGAGTCATCTGACGTGGGCTCGGAGCGCCCGGTTCGAAGTGAATCGACGCCTTCTGCTGATAGCACGCCATCTCAGTCAAAGTATAAGAGTCTTGATGACGCCTTTGCTGACCTTGATGATCTCTAGGTCAAATCTTTGGTGAGTTTCAATGGGGCGGCAGGGACTGAATTCCTGCCGCCCTTTTTCTTGAACAAATGAAAGCTTTTCGGTACATTCGTATTAGAATATGGAGTAAAGAATGTCTAAAAAGAAAAAGAAGGACGAGGGGCAGGCCGAGGATTTTACTGCTGAGCTGATCCAGTCCCTCAACAGGGAGCATGGTAGCAAGGTTGCCTATAACTTGGCTTATGATGTTTCTCCTACTCATGTTAAGCGATGGATTAGCACAGGCTCAAAACAGCTAGACTATATTATTGCTAACAGGAGAGACGGCGGATTGCCTGAGGGCAGAATTGTGGAGATATTTGGGCCGCCCTCCATTGGGAAGTCACATATTGCCATTCAGATTGCGCGCTCAACTCAGCAGCTAGGAGGGATCGTGGTGTATATTGACACTGAGAATGCGACATCAGTTGAGAATCTTGGACTTTTGGGGGTCGATATTTCCAAGCAGTTTGTGTATGTGGATACCCATTGCACAGAGGAGGTCCTCTCTATTGCCGAAGCCACAATCATGAAGGCCAAGGCAATGAACAAGGATGTGCCTATCACAATTGTATGGGACTCTGTGGCGGCGTCGTCGCCTAAGGCTGAGTTGATTGGTGACTATGACAAGGATAGTATAGGTCTTCAGGCTCGCGCTATCTCAAAGGGAATGAGAAAGATAACGGGTGTGATTGGTAATCAGAATGTGCTATTTGTTATACTTAATCAGATTCGAATGAAGATTGGGGTGTTGTACGGTGATCCTACCACCACGCCAGGAGGAAAAGCAATCCCTTTCCACTCATCTGTTCGCATCAAATTGGGTGCCGGCCAGCAAATCACCAATAAGGATAAAGACGTTGTGGGAATTAATGTCTCCGCAAAGACGATAAAAAATAAGGTGGCACCTCCATTTCGTACTATCAATTTTGAGATACACTTTGGAATTGGAATCAAAGAGCACGAGCAGGTCTTCGATCTGCTAAGAAAACACGGTCCAGAGACTGTTAACGGTAAGGAAGTTTCTGTGGGTGGCTCTGGGACGTGGAAGCGTCTTCAAGTGAGCGACGCTACCACCGGTGAAGTGCTTATTGAGAAGAAGTTCTACAAAAGCGACTTTGACAAGATTATGTCAAACCCAGAGTACACGTCATACATCGATGATCTCCTAGAGAAGACATTGGTAAAGAAACCTGCCGACGTAGATGTGGACATCGATCCAGAGTCATACGAGGAGGTAAGATCTGTGGCGATGGAAATGGAGGAAAACTTCGTCGACCCAGAGGAGTAATTAATGGGAAACACTCCCACAAGACCGGTCCTACTAGTTGACGCCCTAAACCTCTTTGTCAGAAGTTTCGTGGTCAATCCCACTATGAATGCCCATGGAAGTCCTGCAGGCGGAACTGTAGGTTTCATGAAAAGCATAGAGCTTCTCATCAAAAAGATATATCCCGCTGATGTACATATTGTATGGGAAGGAGGAGGCTCACCCAGACGTCGGGCAATTTATCCGGACTATAAGAAGAAGAAGAAACCCCAGCGCTTGAATCGATTCTATGCGGATGATATTCCCGATACTGTGGAGAATCGAAATAGTCAAGTCGCTCTCACTGTTGAGCTTCTCAAAAATGTTCCTGTGTCGCAAATATACGTTTCTGACTGTGAGGCTGACGACGTCATCGCATATCTGGCAAAGTATCGATACAGAGATCGTGATTGCATAATAGTCTCATCGGACAAGGATTTCTATCAGCTTCTATCAAGTAGGGTGACCCAGTGGTCTCCGGGACAGAAGAAGTTCATCACACCTGAAGCTATTATAGAAAAATTTGGAATTCCTGCTCATAATTTTTGTGTGGCAAGGTGTTTTTGTGGAGATCCGTCTGACAATCTGGAGGGGATAAAAGGCGCGGGTTTCAAGTCACTGGTGAAGAGATTTCCAGTTCTAGCAGGATCGAGTGAAGTGTCTGTCGCGGACATACTTAGTGAGAGCTGCACTCAGACGGCTAAAAGCAAGGTAAAATTGTTCAAAAGCATCACGGAAAATTCCAGTATCCCGCAGAGAAACTGGAAGCTCATGAATTTAGACTCATCAATTTTGGCCGCAACACAAATTCAAAAAATCAATGGAATTATTGATAACTTCGATCCCAAGCGTGATAAGATAGGACTCATGAGAGTACTAATACGTGAAGGACTTACAACTTTCGATGCAGACACTTTCTTTATGACCCTAAACTCATACATGAGATCATAGACGGAGACTCATGAATCAATTGGCACAAAAGCTAGCGGAAAATAACTCCCAGGCACATTTTAAGCAGTACGGAAAAGCCTTCCAGGAAAAGATCTTTCAGTGTCTACTGTCTGATCATTCTTGGGGTGTACAGATGATCGAGGTGATGTCACCGTCATTTTTTGATGTGAAGTATCTATCCTTCTTGACGGAAAAGTATTTTTCTTATCATGGTAATTATAAGTGCTTTCCAACCCTAGGGTTATTAGTAACAATTATCAAGGATGACTTATCTGTTGGGACAGATGTACTCCTTCGTGATCAAATTGTGGAGTATTTGCACAGAATCAGAACAAATCCGGACATGGGAGATCTTCAATTTGTCAAGGACAAGACCCTGGATTTCTGCAAGAGGCAGGCATTCAAGGAGGCCCTGGAGCAAGCTGTAGAGCTGATAGCAACCGACAAGTTTGAAAGTGTTGTTGGCCTAATGAAGGATGCAGTGTCGGTCGGAATGCCAAACTCCACAGGCCATGATTTCTTTGAAGACGTTGAGTCCAGATTTGTCAAGCACCAACGCAGAGCTTGTCCTACTGGAATTGACAGGCTCGATCAAAAGGATATTCTCAGAGGAGGATTAGGCAGAGGTGAAATTGGAGTAATTACAGCCAACACCGGTATTGGAAAGAGTCATTTTTTAGTGTGTTTGGGTGCCAACGCAATGAAGCTGGGAAAGAATGTTGTCCACTACACATTTGAACTTTCGGAGACAGCTGTTGGAATTAGATACGACTCCAACCTCTGCAATATCCCCAGCAATGACGTTCGGGATCGAAAAAAAGAGGTAATGGAACAATATCAGAATGCAGAGCTGGGAAGACTTATTATCAAAGAGTACCCCACAGGATCTGCATCTGTCAATACGATTCGGAGTCATATTGAGAAATTGGCGCTCAAGGGCTTCGTTCCTAATGTGATAATTGTTGACTATGCTGATATTATGAGGTCATCAAAAAGCTATGATTCTCTTAGGCACGAGCTTAAGTTGATCTACGAGGAGCTTCGAAACATGGCCATGGACTTGTGTGTACCAATTTGGACAGCCTCCCAAGCAAATCGTGATTCTGCTAAGGCAGATATTGTGGGTTTGGAGAATATGTCGGAAGCATACGGTAAGGCAATGGTGGCTGATGTAGTCATCTCAATAACAAGGAAAGCTCTAGAGAAATCCACTAACTCTGGTAGACTTTATGTTGCTAAAAATCGCGCCGGAAGGGACGGTCTGGTGTTCCCTATTCACATTGACACCGCGACGTCTAGAATTGAGATAATAGATGAGACCAGTTTGACGCTCAATGAGGCCGTCCATCAGGACGAGAATGAAATGAAGAGTCTCCTCAAGAAGAAGTGGAAAGAGGTGACAAACGCATGAGATTGCTGGGTGTCGAAATAATATTTTGGGGTTAGGAGGTTACTAAATGTCAACATTTGATTCTGCAATGAGCAAGTCCCTAGAGTACTTTAAAGGGGATGACTTGGCAGCTAATGTTTTTGTGACAAAGTATGCTCTAACTGATAAGGACGGCAATGTTTGTGAGGAGACGCCTGATGATATGCACAAGCGTTTATCGAGAGAGTTTGCTAGAATTGAGAAAAATTATGCAAATCCGATACCAGAAAAAGAGATATACGAGCTTTTCAAGAATTTCAAGTATGTAGTACCCCAAGGGTCTCCCATGGCGGGTATTGGAAATCCACACCAGATTCAGTCGATCTCAAACTGCTTTGTAATAGAGTCACCACATGATTCATACGGTGGGATTCTCAAGGTGGATCAGGAGCTCGTTCAGATTGCTAAAAGACGCGGCGGCGTGGGATTTGATATATCCACTATTCGTCCTCGAGGTCTCTCAACCGGTAATTGTGCTCGAACAACAGACGGAATTCAAGTCTTCATGGATCGATTTTCCAACTCGTGCCGCGAGGTGGCCCAGGGAGGACGAAGAGGAGCTTTAATGCTCACCATCTCTGTGCACCATCCACAAATACGAGACTTTGTGAAAATCAAAAGAAATCTCAGACGGGTGACCGGTGCCAATATCTCTGTGAGGCTTACAGATGAGTTTTTGAATGCTGTAGTCAAGGAAGAGCAATTTCAGTTGAGATTTCCAGTCGACTCTGACACACCCCAGGTCGAGGAGATGATGGATGCCGGCGAGCTTTGGAACGAGATAATTGAGTCAGCTCATAAGTGTGCTGAACCCGGTTTGCTATTTTGGGATACAGCCAAAAAGTTATCACCTGCGGACATCTACACTGAGGAGGGTTTTGGGTCAATATCAACGAATCCATGCGGGGAGATAATTCTATCGGCTTACGATAGCTGTCGACTGATGCTTATCAATTTGCTAAGCTTTGTGAAAGAGCCATATGCCTCCACCGCGTGGTTTGATTTTGATGAGTTAGCATCTGTGTCAAAAAAGGCACAACGTCTTATGGACGATATGGTTGACCTCGAAGTCGAGCAGGTTGATAAGATTTTGGATAAGATTGATCGCGATCCAGAGCCTGATGAGGTGAAGAACTCTGAGAGACATATGTGGCAAGCTATTCGAAAGCAGGCTCTTGCTGGTAGAAGAACTGGCTTAGGTGTTACTGCGGTGGGGGACACCATCGCGTCCCTAGGTGTAAGATACGGATCTGATGAGTCTATCTCCATTGTAGAACAAATCTACAAGACTCTAACAGTCAATGCATACAGATCCTCCTGTGAGTTGGCAAAGGAGCGCGGTGCATTTGAGGTGCACAATCATGATAAGGAGATGAATCACCCATTTCTAAAACGAATTTGGGATGCAGCGCCAGATGTCTATGAGATGAGTAAAAAATATGGTCGTAGAAACATTGCTTTAACAACAACCGCCCCGGCAGGATCTGTTTCAGTTCTCACCCAGACAACATCCGGGATCGAACCGGCGTATATGCTCTCGTATAAGCGCCGAAAGAAGCTAACAGAGAATGACAAGAATCAGAGTCCGGATTTTGTGGATGCAGTGGGTGATAAGTGGATAGAGTTTGATGTTTTACATCATGGGCTCAAGGAGTGGATGGAGATCACGGGAAAAGAAGATATTGAGAAGTCACCGTATCACCTCTCTACAGCCACAGAAATCGATTGGGTGTCCAAAGTAAGACTCCAGGCTGCAGCCCAGAAATGGATATGTCACGCCATCTCGAATACAACAAATGTTCCTCGTGATATTGATGTGGAGACAATTAAGTCGATCTATCTGGAAGGATGGAAGCTGGGTTGCAAGGGCGTGACAGTATATCGTGATGGCGCAAGGGATGGGGTTCTTCTTGGAAATGGAAAGAAGAAGCGAGCCACCAAGAGAATCGTCACTAGGTCAGCGCCCAAGCGTCCTGAGGAGCTTAAGTGTGAAATACATCACGCGACCATCAAGGGAGAGCAGTGGACAATACTAGTTGGACTTTTGGAATCAAGGCCGTATGAAATAATGGGAGGCCTGGCTGAGGTTATTGAGATTCCAAAGAAATACTCAACAGGAACAATTAGAAAGCGACCACGAAAGACCAGAGACTCCATATACGACCTCAAATTTGGGGAAGATGGTGACGAAGTAGGTATCAAGGACATTGTCTCTGTCTTCGACAACCCGAACCACTCATCATTCACCAGGACGATCTCCCTGGCACTTCGACACGGCGCACCAATTCAGTATATTGTTGAGCAGCTTCAGAAGGATAAGGATGCTGATCTGTATAGCTTCTCTAGGGTAATCGCGAGGGTGATAAAGAAGTACATTAGAAACGGAACAAAACCAGGCAAGTCAACATGTGAGAATTGTGGTGCCGAGAATGCGCTAGTATATCAGGAGGGATGTGCAATGTGCAAATCTTGTGGACATGGGAAGTGTGGATGAGAAGTACTGACAATAACATCTCTTTCAGTTTATTAGCTATCTCAATTTCTCTCATGATCATGGTCATGCCTGCTGAGTTCCTTGTCGGATGCCTAGGATTGGCATTGACATGGATATTTAGTATCGGACACGTTTGGGAGGCTATATGAAGTGGACAACTAAGATTTCCCCTCTTATCAAGGAGGTGGAGCTAAGAAAGAATCCAGTAATTGTAAGGGTAAACAAGTTTGATGAGGAGCACGCCAAAAAGTTCAGTGACTCAGTGTCTCAGGCACATAACACCGGCCAGTCAGTGATTCCGGTTGTTATTGATTCCTACGGTGGTGAGGTATATGCTCTCATGGCCATGATCTCTACGATCAAGGCATCTGAGCTTCCTGTGGCCACAATTGTGGAGGGTAAAGCAATGTCGTGTGGAGCAATTCTATTCTCTTTTGGTGAAGAGGGCAGAAGATTTATGGATCCATACGCAACACTCATGATTCATGATGTCTCTTCGGGTATGTTAGGAAAAATTGAAGAGCTCAAAGCAGATGTGAAAGAGGCAGAGCGTCTTAACGATATTGTATACAAGATGATGGCACAAAATTGTGGTAAGAAAGACGATTATTTTCTAAAGATGGTTGATAAGAAAAAGCATGCTGACTGGTTTTTAGATGCTGATGATGCAAAGAAGCACAATCTGGCAAATCACCTAAGAGTTCCTAAGCTCAACATAGATATATCAGTCAATATAGATTTCGAGTGAGGGTAGTTTATGTCTTGTAAGCAGATGACAGATAATTTCAAGAGTAGTGAGTTTCGATGTAGAGATGGTTCAGACGTGCCAGATGACCACATGGAGAGTCTCCAGCTTTTGTGTGATAATCTGCAGGTCCTTAGGGATCACATTGGAAAGCCGATAAGGGTGATTAGCGGATACCGATCACCTAAGTACAATACGAGAATTGGAGGGGCAAGGAGAAGTCAGCATATGCTGTCAAAAGCCGCGGACATTAAGATATCGGGAATGTCCCCTCATGAGGTGAAGGCCTCGATCGAGGAGCTCATTCGTGACGGTAAAATGATGAAAGGCGGTGTAGGTCTTTACCAGACGTTTACACACTATGATGTCCGCGGTCGAAATGCTCGATGGCGGGGAAAGGGTGTCAAGGACGACCGCAAGTAGTTGTTATGATTTCTTTATTAGTATTTATAGCAGCTCTAACTCCCCTCAAGACAAATGACAATCCGCACCTAACCAAAAACTTCAGACTGAAGGACTTCCATATCGGTTGTGGTGTTGAGATCCCGGAAAAATTGTTAGACAATCTATGTGTGTTGTCACAAAATCTCCAGATCCTTCGGGATCACATTAAGCGACCCATCCGAATTATCTCTGGATATCGATCTCCAAAGTGCAACAAGCGTGTACAGGGAGCCAAGAAGTCCCAACACATGCGTGCAAAGGCTGCTGATATTCGAGTTAGAGGAATGTCAATGAGAAGGTTAAAAATGGCTATAGAAACACTCATCAAAGACCAGCGAATGATTCAGGGTGGTGTAGGGATATACAAGAGTCACGTGCACTACGATATCAGGGGAAACAAGGCCCGATGGAGAAAGACCAGATATATTGATGGAATTTGTAAGTGAAAATAGATCTCTACAGTGACGGAATAGGTTCTGTTGACCTTGTCCAACATATGGGTTCTGATCTAACAATCGTCAATTCTGCCAGGGTGAGTTTTGGCAAGGCGAAGGATGAAATTGATGACTCTGATAAAAAACTCATCAGGTATCTCATACAGCACCGACACACATCCACACTAGAGCACAACAGCGCAACATTTCGATTCAAAGTGCCCCTCTTTGTGCGGAGTCAGCACCACCGTCACAGGACGTGGTCCTACAATGAGATCAGCAGAAGATATACAGACTTCAACATCGAGTTTTATGAGCCAACAGAGTTCAGGACACAGCACAAGTCCAATCGTCAGTCAAGTAATGTGGATGTGCTAATCAATCCAGTTCTTTCTTGCGGGAGTGATTGTGATGAAATGGTGAGCCTGCACCATCAAATGTCGCTCGATTTGTACAACAGGATGATCGAAGCAGGTGTCTGTAGAGAGCAGGCTCGTGGCGTGCTGCCACAGAACATGTACACTGAGTACTACGGAACAGCAAATCTCAACAACCTCCTAAAGTTCATAGATCTGAGAACACACAAGGGTGCTCAGTGGGAGATACAGCAGGTCGCCCTGGCCGTCCTAGAAATTTGTGGGAGACTGTGGCCGATCACTGTAGATGCTTACAAAGATCTTCATCACGTTTAGCTATGTACATTTTTTGGATGTAGTCTATAATGTTTCTATGCAATGGAAAACCCCAAAGTCTCTGTACAGTCTAATTCAAGAGTGCAGGGAAACTTTAGAGGAGAAAAACAGTGCCTGAAGGGCCAGTATGTAAGAAGTATGGCGAGGATCTTGCTAAGCGTGTCTCTGGAAAGACGCTAGTATCAATTGATGTCCTGAGTGGAAGATTTGTCAACAAGCCCCCAAGTGGCCTGTCAGATCTTATGAAGGCCCTCCCCATCTCAGTTGTCGGTGCCGGTGTCCACGGAAAGTTTATCTTCTGGATTCTAAATGACGAGTACTCAATATGGTCAACGCTGGGTATGACAGGTCAGTGGTCGTCATCTGAGACAGATCACTCTAGGGTGAGGTTTAATCTAAGCGACGGACCGGTCTATTTCAATGATCAGCGAAATTTTGGAACTCTCAAGTTTGTTAGGGGAAAATTTCAGCTAATTGAGAAGCTGAAGTCCCTAGGGCCTGATATGCTGTCATCTGAGGTGGACAATGAGACATTTTTTACTCGAATTAGGAAACATCCCGACTGGGAGATTACAAAGACATTAATGGATCAATCTATTGTCGCTGGTGTGGGAAACTATATCAAAGCAGACTCTCTTTGGCTATCTAGAATTTCTCCAAAGAGAAAAGTGGAGTCGCTCTCGAACGAGGAACTGTCTAGGCTAAATCACGCCATTCAGCAGATCATGAGAGAGAGCTATCAGAGTGGCGGAGCCTCTATCAAGACATATCGAACATTTGATGGCCTTGAAGGGGAATACAGCAATCGATTTTTGGTGTATAATCAGACACATGACCCGGATGGAAATGTGGTTATCAAAGAGACAACTGAGGATAACAGGACCACACACTGGGTACCTGATGTTCAAAAATAGGATGAAAAATGAGTAAGAGTTCAAAGAAAAATGTGGCAGATTTACAGCTAGACGATTCGGCAATCGCTCAGATTGCAAAGATCCTACAAATGGCAATTTTAACTGGAACAGATGTAGTAGACAATCTCAGACTTATGAGATTATCTGCTGAGGATGGAAAGTTGGTACTCAGTGAAGACTATGTAGAAAAGTTTAGTGAAGATGTATCACATATGGTCGAGTCTATTGAAAAAGAGGATCAATCCACCTTCACCGGCGGAGTCTTCTCTGTGGACGGGCTGGCTGACGTGTCTGATATCAATAAGGACAACGTGAATTAATGAGCAGTGATAAGTTAGAAGAGATGTTTGCCCTTCGGACCAGCTTTATGCATGCACTTCAGGAATCTCGTTCGGGCATACTTCCTGAGTGGCCCTTGGACCTTCACGAGAAGGCCTCACAGCAGGTCCTCAGAGATACAGCCCTCAAGGGTGTGGAAGAGATGTTTGAGGCTCTAGGGCATCTCAAAAACTGGAAGCCTCACCGAAATACTGAGGTGAGGGAATTCAATCAGGAGGAGTTCCTAGAGGAAATCGTGGATGCCTTCAATTATTTCTTTTCAATCCTAGTCTTGACAGGAATCTCTGCAGAAGATCTCTTCGATGCGTATGTCAAGAAGGACAACATCATTCACGAGAGGCTTCGCTCCGGGTACTAGTGGAGCTGGCTATTTGGGATAACTACGTAGAATAGAATGGCTATATAGTGGCATATACTGCCTATGACGACCAATAAGTGCCATATCGTATGATACCACGGCTTATGATCATTCGCGTAGAAATACACGCCAATTGTGTAGAAAAAGCCACCAATGAAGAGCCACAATAAGCCTGCATCCGGTATAGTGGCCATAAATCTATCCACACATACAAGGCCTACCCAACCCATTGTGACATACGAGGCCACAGATATTCTTTCAAATCTGCCAAACAAACACAGCTTAAAGCAAATTCCAAAAATTGCAATGCTCCAGAGGGCAAAGAACATAATCCATCCGGTCGGATCCCGCATGTATGACAAGAGAAATGGGCTATATCCTCCCGCAATGGCCAGGTAAATTGTGATATGATCCAGAATTCGAAACTTGTGTTTGAGTTCGGGATCTTGTGTGCCGTGGTAAAGGGTGGATGATAGATACGTCAGAATTAGGGTGCTTCCGTACAGAAGCGTTCCTGTGATACACCACACATCTGGGCATGACATGGATTGGACCATTATAACTGCGAGGCCGGCAATTGCAAGGCCCAAACCTACAGCATGAACCAAAGCATTGATCAACTCCTCGCTTTTCCTTTGCCCAATATTTGTTTTTGGTGGGGGCACAAAAAGACCTTTGTAAGAGCTCATAGAATACATATAAGATTTGTGTGTCTCTATGGCTTGACATTTTATACTTTATTAGCAATGTGTGTTACATTTATCCATTCGTTGGAGTGATATGTTCAAACACGAAAGACGGTACCGTAATAAACCACGGAGGAGATAATGGCAACTAACAATAATTTATTTTTGAATGCTGCACTGGCGCATTATAGGGCACAACAAACTGAGGCACTGGCGACGTTGGTCCTATACTTCAATAACTCAGTCGGTGTGGCTGACCACAGTGACATTCTAAAAGATATTACCAAGTGGACACAAAAACTAACAGAGGCAGAAGATAATATTGCCACCTTAAGCCGCCACTTTAATCCGGAAACTCCAGAACTCCCAACAGACTAGAGGTGTACTAATGTCTAATCTAAAGACATATAAGTTTGAGTATGTGTGGATTGATGGATTCCAGCCCTGGGGTCTTCGCTCCAAGATAAAGGTAGCAGAATTAAGTAAGTCTGATGTCAAGGGTTTAGAAAAAGGATCCCTAGATGTGATGACTGATTGGGGATTTGACGGATCTTCGACAGCACAGGCCGTGGGAAATGACTCAGACTGTATTCTGTCTCCTGTTCGTGTGTACCCAGATCCGAATGACAGTAATAAGTTTATTATTCTCTGTCAGGTGATGAATCCGGATGGATTACCTCATAAAACAAATAAGCGTGTAGCACTCGCTGCGATAGAAGAGAATAATCACAAAGTATCTGTGCAACAGCCGTGGTTTGGCATGGAACAAGAGTACACAATTCTTAGTCATGATGGTCGTCCAACTGGTTTTCCAAGTAATCGATGGCACTATCCACGCCCACAGGGAATCTATTACTGTGGCGCCGGAGCCGATCGAGCATTTGGTCGAAATATATCCGATGAACATCTAGATGAGTGTATTAGATCAGGAATATGCATAACAGGAACCAATGCCGAGGTAATGCCTGGACAGTGGGAATACCAGATAGGTGGTGTAGGCTGTGGTGCCCTCAAGACATCTGATGACCTTTGGATGTCAAGGTGGCTATTGCTTAAGCTAGCTGAGAAAGAGGGAAAGACAATAACATTTGATCCAAAACCTGAGTTAGGGGACTGGAACGGCGCCGGATGTCACACAAACTTTAGTACGTTGGACATGCGTTTGCATCCAGGTGGTCTAAGTGCCATTGAGATTGCTTGTGAAAAGATAGGAAGACGGGTAAGAGAACACTTAGAAGCATACGGTGATGACATACACCTTCGTCTAACCGGTGAGCATGAGACATGTAGCTATGAGGACTTCAAGTGGGGTGTAGCAGATAGAACTGCATCAATCAGAATTCCCAGACATGTGCACACAAACGGGTGCGGTTACTTAGAGGATCGCCGCCCAAATGCCAACTGTGATCCATACGAAGTGACCCGGGTAATTCTCGAGACAACTCTACTTTAGTGCTTTTTACTGACAAAATAGTTGTAAATTACTCAATTCCAAAGTACACTATGTCTGTGGATAATCAAGAAAAAAACATGTGTATTCCAGACATTGAGTTTCTCATGAGGCATACGATTGAGTCATACGCACGCCGAAGACGACATTTCAGGGAACACCTTCCGGACAACGTGAAGGGAACTGATGATCTGGCACATATGATCACCATGGAAATTAAGCTCGACGATGGAAGTGATTTAACACTAGAGCGAGCGGAAGAAATATACACCAGAGTGCTTGAGAGGATGTGGTTATCCAAGGGTGATACGTTTTTCGCCAAGATGGGATACACATCAGGATCAGAGGACTTTTTAGATGGCCTGCGAAATAAGCTAGATAAACATAAATCTGGTGTACACTGCAATCCCATCATGTAATTTTTAGAGTATGGCAATATTCACGAGGAGACATTTATGCCTGTCAATAGAGATCTAGAACCCATTACGCTTCCAATGGACCTGAAGTTTGATCAGGAGGCAAGTACAGAATTCATTAACAACCTCCACGCACTCAAGGTGGAACTAGTTGATCATCCAACCACTGCTCAGGCTCGAAATGTCGCTTGGCATTACGTGAAGGCCACGTGGGCAGATGATCCTAGTGAGGTTGATCCGTCTACTGCACCCCTTGCTCTCAAGAGTAAGAATCTGCTTGACGTTCTACAATTTCGAGCACTGCCAACTCCAATGGAATGCTTAGGGTTCACGTTTCGACTTTCTGGTCTGTCTTTTCAGGAGGTCACACATATCATTAGACACCGAGCAGGATCATTCGCCGCGCAGTGTACTGGAGACAGGGATCTTAGAGGTGATCCAGCAGTCATTCCAGAGTCGGTTGAAAATTCACCGGAGTATTTGGAGCGGTGGAAGCAACATGTATTGGAGGGCAAGAAGCTATATGCGGATATGACTGACTCCAAGCGTGTATCCATGATGGATGCCCGAATGATTCTTCCAAAGTGCCTGACCTCATTTTACTATATGAGGCTGAATCTCAAGGATCTTATTGGATTCGTTCGACAGCGACAGGATCGACAAATCCAGCCGGCTGCGGATAATATCTTGGCGGCCCGAATGGCTATCGAAGCGTGCAAGGTGATTCCTGAGCTGACACAGGTATTTAACTTCAGCACCCCTGATATACACTATATCAAGACATTTCGAGTGAAGGAGGGTGATAAGTGGATCAGCAGAGGCACAAACCTGTATCAGCCTGAGCCCAAGAATGATACGTTCGATTTCCATCCGGAAGATACTATCTATCAGGCAAAGCGGGAGGATCTTAATGGAACACACGGTAAGGGAGTCAAGGTTTTCACAACCATGTGGGCTGATCTCATGAGTGAGATTGATCAGCTAAAAACAAACTATCAAGAAGAATTCGCAGGAGAATAAAAATAGTCTGATAATA